GACAGTATCAAACGTGTTTATGCTCAGGAAGGCAAAGCACCTACTCTTACCACTATGCAAGGTGGTCACAGAGAACCAAAGGTAGCAGTAAGTAATTATGGTTGGCGAAAGCTAACTCCACTAGAGTGTGAACGTCTACAAACTATGCCAGATAATTATACTAATCATGTATCTAATACACAAAGATACAAGATGATAGGCAATGGCTGGACAGTAGATGTCATAGCTCACATACTTAATCACTTACTTACACAACATTAACAGGATCAGGTGATAATAGATGAGATTAGTCTTTGATATCGAGACTGACGGCCTTCTAGACACACTAACTCAAATCCACTGCATACTACTTAAAGACATCGACACTAATGAAGTCTTTAGCTTTCCACCTGCTGACGTAGAGCAAGGATTGGACATGTTGTACAAAGCAGACACCATCATTGGTCATAACATTATTAACTTTGACATCCCTGCCATACAAAAGGTTCATCCTGAGTTTGAAACTGAGGCAGAGGTATTAGACACACTTGTCTTAAGCAGGGTTATCAAAGCTGATCAAGGTAACATGGATTTCTCCTCTATGGCTCTCCCTCGGAAGCTAAACGGATCTCACGGCCTCAAGGCTTGGGGTATCCGTCTTGGTATTCTGAAGGGAGACTATGGAGAAACTACTGACTGGTCAAGATGGTCAGAAGAAATGCAGAGTTATTGTGTACAGGACGTAGAAGTCACCCACTCACTTTGGAAGCATCTAGCTCCGGAGAAGTGGTCACAGGAGAGTATAACCTTTGAACATCAGATAGCTGAAGTTTGCAATCGAATAGGAGCTGAAGGATGGACATTCAACGAAAGGAAGGCAGGTGATCTTTATTCTAAACTGGCTCAAAAGCGAGCTAATCTTGAAGTCGAACTTCAGACATTGTTTGAGCCTTGGGAGATTCATACTGAGTTTATCCCAAAGGTCAACAACAAGAAACTGGGGTATACCAAAGGGGAACCGTTTACGAAGGTAAAGGTTATCGACTTCAACCCAAACAGCAGACGACATATACAGTTCTGCTTAGAGAAAAAGTATAAGTGGAAGCCTAAGAAGTTTACTCCTTCAGGTGAAGCTCAAATAGACGAAAGCATTTTGGCTGCCCTCTCCTACCCCGAAGCCAAAAAGTTGGCTTATATGTTCCTACTTCAGAAACGTATAGGCCAACTAGCTGAGGGTTCTCAAGCTTGGCTCAAGCTAGTGGATAAGGATGGTTGTATTCGTCATAACATAATTTCAGCAGGTACTGTGACTTTGAGAGCAGCTCATAGATACCCAAATTTAGCTCAGGTTCCAAGTGTTGGCTCTGAGTTTGGTAAGGAATGCCGTGAGTTATTCACGGTACCTGCTGATTACTCACTTATAGGGTCAGACCTGTCAGGACTTGAGCTAAGGTGTTTAGCTCACTTCTTAGCATACACCGACAACGGTGACTATGCTCAGGAGATCCTGAACGGTGACATCCACACTACAAATCAAAAGGCTGCAGGACTTGATACTAGAGACCAAGCTAAGAAGTTTATCTACACCCTACTTTATGGTGGAGGTGACCTCAAAGTTGGTCAGGTCTTAGGTAAAGGAGCTAAGGAAGGTAAGGCAACTAAAGAGAAGTTCTTTAAAGCTATGCCTTCGTTCACTCAGCTTAAAAGACAGGTACAAGATGCTGCAGAACGTGGTTACTTAATTGGACTGACAGGTGAACAAGTAAAGATCCGTTCAGCTCATGCTGCCCTAAACACGTTACTTCAAAACACCGGATCCACCATTAGTAAGAAGTGGGTCATCCTCATAGATCAAGAACTCAAGAAACAAGGCCTCGATGCCAAGATTATAGCTTGGGTTCACGATGAGGTTCAAATCAAATGCAAGAAAGGAATAGAAGACGATGTCGGTGATATCACTGGAAGAATGGCGAAAGAAGCAGGTGACTACTTCAAGTTCAAAATCCCAATTGCATCTGAATACACCATCGGAGGTAACTGGGCAGAAACTCACTAAAGCCGAGAAAGAACTAAATAAGAAGACAGCAGAGGCCGTAAGTGGCCTCTGTTTTATTATATGGAGTGCTTGGACACTGCCTTTTACGACAAGAGGCAAGATAGCAAGGGCTTACCCTGAACTGGTCGGAATATGTGCCAGTGAAGGATTAATCACAATGAAAATAGACAGCATCAGTTGGGGCAGACATTGGTTAGCCACGGATGAAGGCTTGGATTACTTAGAGGAGAATGAATACTATGATGGCACTGATTGATGCAGATCTTTATCTGTATAGAACCTTGGCAGCTACTGAAGACGAGACTGACTGGGGTAACGATGTTTGGTCGATAACCTCAGACTTAGGATCTGCTAAGAAAACCTTTGATAAGTTAGTGAAACGATACACCGAGGAAGTCGATGCTGATTGGTTTTGCTTGTGCTTTTCAGACAAGGATAACTTTAGAAAGTTAGTCCACCATGAGTACAAGGCAGCTCGTAAGAAGGTGAGGAAACCCATCGGCTACGTTGAGATGATGGACTGGTGTAAGGACAACTATAAGACAATTCAAATGCCAACACTGGAAGCTGACGATGTCATGGGTATTAAAAGTACCCGGGACACCGTTATCATATCCGATGACAAGGACATGAAGACAATCCCATGCAGACTATACCGTCCAATGTCCGGTGAAACTATGATTGTCTCAGAGGCTGAAGCTGACAAGAACTTCTTTACTCAGGCTCTGACTGGTGATGCAACCGATGGTTATAAAGGTCTAGCCGGTGTCGGTGCCAAAAGGGCTGAGGCCATCTTAGGATCAAGGCCTTCATGGGGTGCTGTAGAGGCTGCCTACATCAAAGCAGGTCACACTAAAGAAGAGGCTTTAACTCAGGCTAGACTAGCTAGGATCTTAAGAGCCAGTGACTGGGATGAGGCCAAGCAGGAGGTGATACTATGGACACCTTCCTGATCAATCTTAACCTGAGTATCTACAAGTTCCTCAGTAGATTTTCCAACTACTTTTACAACAACCATTGCCGACTTCTCCACAAGAAACAACAACGTGAAGGAGGCCGAAGGCTATGAGACATATGGAGTACATGAGAGCCATGGCTAAGAAAGAAGAGAACCTAATAACTAAACCCCCTCACTACGAAGCATTCAAGATAGAGCCGGTGTCTTTCATCATGAAGAACGGCCTTAGCTTTTGGAAGGGCAACATCATCAAATACGTCATGAGAGCAGGTCTAAAGACCTACGACAATCAAGACAAAGTCCAATCAGAAATCACAGATCTTCAGAAGGCAGTCAGATACTGCGAAATGAGGATCAATCAATTAGAAGGAAAAGAACCAAATGCAATTAGATAATTACTTACCATCGCTGTATCAGCAGTTCATTCACCTGTCACGTTACTCTCGTTGGCTACCTGAAGAGGGAAGACGTGAGAACTGGGGTGAGACTGTAGATCGATACTTCAACTTCTTTCAAGAACACCTCTTGGAGCAACATAACTATCCCCTTCCTCCTGTAGTTATGGATCAGCTCCGAGAGGCCGTATTAGACCTCCGGGTCATGCCATCCATGAGGTGTCTCATGACAGCAGGAGCTGCTCTAAAAAAAGAAAACATAGCAGGTTATAACTGTAGCTATGTAGCAGTGAATAGACTGGGTGCCTTCGATGAAATACTATATGTATTAATGAATGGTACTGGTGTCGGCTTCAGTGTCGAAAGACAGAATGTAAACAAGTTACCTAAGGTAGCTGAGGCCTTCTACAACAGTGATACTGTTATCAAGGTTAAAGACAGTAAACTGGGTTGGGCAAAGGCCTACAAGGAGCTTATAGGGCTGTTATACATAGGTCAGATGCCTGAGTGGGATACAAGCCTTGTGAGACCTGCAGGGTCACCATTGAAGACCTTTGGTGGCAGGGCATCAGGGGCTATTCCACTTGAGAACCTGTTTAACTTTACCGTACAGGTAATTAAGAATGCTGCAGGTCGTAAGCTTAACTCAGTCGAGTGTCATGATATAGTCTGTAAGATAGCCGAGGTAGTGGTTGTTGGAGGTGTCAGAAGGTCAGCTCTTATAAGCCTATCTAACCTATCAGATGACCGTATGAGACATGCTAAGTCAGGTGAGTGGTGGAATGCTAACAAACAGAGATCCTTAGCTAACAACTCAGCAGTATACACTGAGACCCCTGACATAGGTATATTTATGGATGAATGGAAGTCTCTGTATGAATCTAAGTCAGGTGAACGTGGTATCTTCAACAG